TAAATTTGACGTTGTAGATGCTGGGGACAACCCACCAGCAAAAATAGTGCTATTTAAGAATAAAGGAGGTCAAGATACTAAGGAAGGAATGACAAACAAAGATTTAATGAAAGGAGTTGAATACGACATGGAACTTAAAGACATACTGGCTAAATTGGAAGAAACAGACCAGAATTTCGTGAAAACAGAATTTGAAGCCAGAACTAATGACATTGCATCCCTTACTAAATCAGTAGAAGATAAAGATAAGGAAATTGAAAAACAGAAGACTGATATAGAGCAGATTAAGAAAGACTTTGACGATTTAAAGAAATCAGTCAAGAAAGAAGCAGATTCTGGTGAAGAAGGGGAAAATTCTGAAGATGTAATAAAAAATGCAGACCCGAAAGTAAAGGAACAGTTTGAGAAAATGCAGAAGAGATTGGAGGATTCTGAATCTGGAGCCAAGATAGAAAAAGAAAAGGTAGCCAAATTGGAAAAAGATGTAGAAATGGGTAAATTCACAGAAGTAGCAAAAGAAATGATAGCTATTTCTAAGGAATCCGACAAGTTGGCAGATTTGCTTTACACCATCAAGAAAGCAGTACCTGAAGAGAAATATAATGAACTGAAGGAAATACTGGATAGTGCAAATGGTGTGATAAAAGAAAGCAAATTGCTAACTTCTGTTGGCTCTGGGGAAAGCAAGGATGGTAAGGGTGCTGAAAGTACAATTAAGGCAAAAGTAGAAGCCTTAAGAAAAACTAAACCTGATTTAACACCAGAACAGGCTGAAGAACAGATACTTATAGAAAATCCAGAACTTTATGAAGACTATAACAAAGAGAAGAAGGGGGTGTAATATAAATGAGTCATGCGTATGAACAAGATTTAAGAAACATAACTTTACAGGCTAATGCCGATTTGAGTTCCTATCAGTACTATGCAGTAAAGATGAACTCTAGTGAGAGAGTAATACTTGCAAGTACAGGGGACAAAATAGCAGGAGTACTTGAAGATGCCCCCAGTGCTGCTAATATGTCATGCAAAGTGGGATACAGTGGCATTACCAAGGCAATAGGTGGTGCAGTTATAGTAGCAGGAGTAGAAGTAGAAATTGATGCCGATGGTAAATTCATTACTCTTAGTACAGGGGAATCTGTCGGAATGGCAATGACAGCCTGTGGAGCGGAAGATGAACAATTCTCGGTATTGCTTAAATAAAAAATTAGATTATTAAGAAGGGAGTGAAAAATAAATGCCAAATCCTATAAGACAAGACATTCATGTTAATGGACCGCTGACCAACATCAGCATAGCGTATATCCAAAAAGCATCTTCATTTGTAGCTGGTCAAGTGTTTCCATCGCTTCCAGTCAGAAAACAATCAGACAGGTACTTTGCGTATCTTAAAGAAGACTGGTTTAGAGATGCAGCAATGAAGAGAAAGAAAGGTACTGAATCAGCAGGTGGTGGATATGAGATTGATAACACCCCAAATTACTTCTGTGAAAATTGGGCATATCATAAGGACGTAGATGATGAGGACAGAGCAAATGCAGATAGCCCACTTGCCCCTGATAGAGATGCAGCACAGTTTATAACCCAGAAACTTCTTATAAGGAAAGAGGTTGAATGGGTTACAAGGTTCTTTGCTACAAGCATTTGGACCACAGAATATACTGGAGCTGCTGCTGAGGCAGGAACTGCTAAGGTATATTGGAGCACAGCAGGCTCAACACCCATACAGGATGTAGCAAATGCTCAAATAGCAATTCAGGCTGTAACCAGTTTTAAGCCAAATGTTATGGTAGTTAGTCCTTATGTGCACATGCACCTGAGAAACCATGCAGATATTCTGGACAGGATAAAATACACAGAAAGAGGAATAGTGACCAAAGAGTTACTTGCAGCTTTATTTGAAGTAGATAAATATCTTGTTGCCGAAGGTGTAAAGAACACATCGGCTAAAGGTGCCACAGAATCTACAAACTTCATAGCAGGGAAGCATTGCTTGCTTGCTTATGCAGCTCCTTCACCTGGAATAAAGCAACCTACTGCTGGATATACATTCTCATGGACAGGACTAAATAATGCAAATAGTAAGCTTGGAACTACCATGTCAACTTTTGAAATGCCATGGTTGGGCAAAGGCACAAAGAGAATAGAAGGAGAAATGGCTTTTGACCTGAAATTAGTAGCTGCCGACTTAGGAGCATTTTTTAGTGGAATAGTTGAATAAAGCAAAACTATCCAAAGGAGGATGACAAGTGGCTTTTACTTGGGGGGGAGACCCTGCAAATAGCAACTTGGAAGCTATCAGATGGCTCATTGATGATACTGTTTCTGCAAGTGCTAAATTTGCTGATGCTGAAATAAACTATGCATATTCTGAAGAAGGTTCTGTGTATGGTGCTGCTGCTATGCTATGTGAACAATTAGCAACTCAATATGCATCCAAACCCAATAGGGCTCTAGGACCATTGAGAGTTGATAATTCAGAATTAGCACAGAAATATGAGAACAAAGCCAAGCTGTATCGAAAGCAGGCAATGTCCTATGCAACACCATACAGTGGAAACATTTCAAAAACAGATGAAGAGCTTTATGAAGATGATTCTGATATAAAGCAGCCAATATTTGAAAAAGATATGCATACTAATACTTAAAGGAGATTTATGGGAAAGACATCAGAATTTTTCTCTGATTGGCTGGAAAGCAATAATGTATCTTATTACAAATGGCTATCAAGAGCAGTTAATGGAGAAGACACATTCGATGCTTCCGCTAATCTTCCTTGTTATAAGTATGAAGTTATAAGGCAGGTTATAAATTTTAGGAATGAAGAAGTAGTATCTGATACGCAGTTATTTGTAGATGGAGATAATGCTTTTGCATCTGGAATATCAAGTAATGACAAGTTTGTATTAAACGACAGAGCTAGGTTTCCACAGATGATAAGTAAATATTATGACGAGAATGGAGTAATGGATTATCTACTTATATATTTATAAGGAGTAAGTATGGAAATTTCTCTTAAATTAGACCATAAAAGTGTAACTCAAATGATAAACAATTTGAGGCAGATATTGAATAGCGTGAAAATTACAGGTGGTCAGGCACTTAAAGAATTTGCTAGAGATGTGATAATGATGGAAAGTGCCATAGAGTGTCCCAGAAAAACATGGACACTCGTAAATTCGGGTTATGTTGAAGAACCAATTACAACAGCTCTGGGAATATCTGTTAAATTTGGCTATGGTGGTCCTGAAGATAAGATGAATCCCATAACACATAAAATGGCTTCAGAATATATGATTATAGTTCATGAGGATTTATATCCAAAAGGAGTAGTCCATCCAGTAGGCAAATCAAAATTCTTTGAAGACCCAGTAAGGAGAAATGAACAATTACTTCTTGAACACCTTGGAAGCAGAGTAAGGTCAACTATGAATATAAAGCCTGGAGGTTAGATGGCAGATTTATTATTAGATTTAGTAAATTATACAATTGCACAAGAAATAGGAACATCTGGTATGGTGTTCTACAATGATGTGCCGGACTCGCCAACTAATCTTATTACATTCCTTGAATATGCAGGTAAATCCTCTCCCATTTCAGATTTTGGTCTTAGGTCAATACAGCCAAATATAAGAAATGAGAGTAGTGAATCTGCAAGAGTAACAGCTTGGGCATTATATAATCTCTTTCATCCAAATGACATAGAAGATAGCATTATCTTCTTAACCGCAACTAGATGGGCAAAATTTAGTTATAGAAATGAACCATTTAAGCTGAAGGAGGATGAAAGCCACAGGACAATTTATGTATTTAATATGGGGGTACTAACCCATAAAGACGAATAGAAAGGAGGAAAATTATGGCTATTGATGGCATAAGAGTAGGTTTAAGTCACGTATATTATGCAACACTGATTAGTGATGCATCAGGAGGTGTTTCCTATAATACACCAGTTAGGCTAACTGGAGCAATAAGTGCAAATATTGACCCAAACTCTGTAATAGAGACATTATTTGCAGATGATGGACCACTAGAAGTAGCATCTCAATTAGGAAATATCGAATTAGAATTAGTATTAGCTGATATACCACTGAGCCACAGGGCAACGCTTCTGGGGCACACCCTAGTAGCAGGGATAGAGGATGCATACTCAACCGACACTCCACCATGGATTGCATTGGGATTTAAAGCTCTTAAGTCCAATGGAAGTTATAGATATGCTTGGCTAGTCAAAGGAAAATTCAGAGAGCCTGTACTGAATCATGAGACAAGAGATGACAGTGTTAATTTCCAGACACCTACTATTGTAGGTCACTTTGCAAAGAGAGACTTCGATGACAAGTGGATGAGGTCCGCTGATGAAGATTCAGATGGATATGAGGCAGCAACTGGTACAGATTGGTTTACTGCAACTACAATTGATGCAAGCTAATTAAAAATAAATAATGACCAAAGGAGGTCAACTATGAGTAACTTAGAAGATATAAAGGCTAAGGGGACAGAAGTCATCCTCAGTGGCAATAAAGAATATCTAAAATATGACTTAAATGCTTTTGCAGAGCTTGAAGAAAGATATGGCTCAATAAATAAAGCCATAGATGGGCTTCAGGGTAAAATAGAAAAAGATGAAGATGGAAAACCATTACCTACTTTTGATGAAAATGGAAAGGTAGCAAAAGATAAGGATGGACAAGACATTCCAAGGAGAAGCTTTAGCATAAAGCTTTTAAGGACATTGCTTTGGACAGGGCTTATATATGCAAAGCCAGACCTTACCGAACAGGAAGTGGGGGCATTAGTAGATTTTAGTGACTTGAAAAACATAATAGAAGCCATAGGTAAAGCTATTCAAAATTCTATGCCAAAACTCACTAAGGAAGAAGAGAATCAGGTAAAAGCAGAAGCAAAATTTAAAGAAGAGCAACTTAAAGAAAAGCAAGAATCAGACCCAAATTTTACAAAGGAGGCGAAGAATCAGAAGACTTTGCCTCCAACGATTTCGACTGGTGCTACATAAGATATGCTGGAAGAGTTGTATTGAAAATGGGCGAGGATGAGTTTTGGCGTAGTACATTAAGGGAGATAATGGCATTAATACGTGTTCACAATGAGGTTAATGACCCAAAAAGAAAAAAGAAAAGACCTATGGCATTTATAGACCAAGTACTTTAAGGAGAGAATAATTAGTGGATGTAGGACAACTTAATTCACAACTGACACTTATAATTTCTGACTTTGAACAGAAAATAAATCAAATAGGTGGCATGGTGGGGAAGTTAGACTCCACCATGAAGACCTTTGGCAAGCAAATGTCAAAAAGCATGGGCAAGCCAATGTCAAAAGAAATAGATAAGACGACTAAATCTGTAACTGCATTTGGTTCTAAAACATATGGAGCATTTAAAGATGTAGGAAGAATTATCCAAGG